TCATCTTCGCCCTGCCGGCCGTTCCTGCGCCCAAGACCACCAGGCCCGGCAAGAACGGCCAGGTTCGGGACTGGGAGTTCGTGGTGCGCCCGAACCAGAGCCTGGATGACGCCGTCGGCGACATCCTCAACCGCCGCCGGAATGTCGAGATCGCCGCCCACAAGGCGGCCAAGGCGAAGGATCCCAGCTATGTGATCCCCGATGTCCCCGAGGTCACGCCCGAGGCGCTGGCCGAGGCTGTTCAGTACGCCGTCGACAGCGTCGGTGGTGATGCGGCCCGGGCCCAGGCCCTCGGCCAGCTGGGCGGCGCGGTGGCCAAGAGCCGGTACATGACGGGGGTGGACACCCTGATGAACGCCCTGGACGAGGGCCAGGCGAATCCCAAGGTCCGCGCCGTCCTGTCCGAGTACATCGGCGCCCCCGCCGGCGGCACCACGGTTGTCACCGCGCCGGGCGATGCCGCCTGGATGGGGCAGAAGCCGCAGCTGCTGGCGGAAGTGCCCGTCCTGAAGAACGCCACCAAGGGCGATCTGGCGATTGCCGGCACCGGCATCGGCGGCGCCGGCCTGGCGTTCCTCGCTGACTACCTGATGGGCGGCGACGATCGCCAGCCCGTGGCGGTGGTGGCGCCTGGCGGCGGGGGGTATCGATGACGCTGACGATCACGGGTCAGTCGCCGGCTGCAGCAGCGCCAGCTCCTGCGGCCCCGGCAGCGCCCGCGCCAGCGGTGGATCCGATCGGGTTTGCGGCGGCCGCGGCCTACTCCATCCCACCGGAGGTGGCGGCCACCAGCCGCAGCCCCCAGATCGAGCCCCTGCCCGGCGGCTATGAGCCGCGGGCCTATGGCGAGGCCAAGCGGGCCGCCATGCCACTCGGCCAGCGCTTTGCCGCCCTCACCCTCAAGGGCATGCTCGATGGGCACCCGGCGGTGGCGCAGCTGGCGCAGACGATGGCGGCGGATCCGCAGTTCTTCGGGGTGGGCTGAGGCCCGCCCCTGTTCCTTTGCAGCAGCACGATGAATCCGAACCTGCGGCGGATCCCCTTCGACGGGCCAGCTCGCTCCGCTTTCGACGGGCCGCTCGTTGATCTGCGCCATCCCATCGAGCCGCCGGTGCGGCCGCTGACGCCTACCGAGCTGGTCCTGAAGCGCCAGCTGCCCGATGCCACTCCGGTGGAGCGGGCGGCCTACGGCGTGGAGCTGGAGAACGCACCGGTGGTGCCCAGCGCCGCGGCCCCCGTGGTGCTGGAGCAGTCCCCGGAGCTCCTGCAGCGCATTGCTGCTGACACGGAGGCCGCCCGGCGCAGCCCCACCCGCTACGCCGGCTTCATTGATCTCCTCGGCGGGATCGAGGGCCTCAAGCAGACGCTGAGCCAGGTGCCGATGGGCGGCCTGGTGCGGGCCCTGGCGGAGAACGCCGGCATGGACCCCGCCAAGGCGCTGATGCTGGAGCGCGGCGGCGCCATCCTCACCGCCGGCGGTGTCGGCACGGCGGGCCTGCTGGCCGCGGCGAACGCCCTCAACGGCGACGATCGCCCCGTCGTCGTGATGCAGACCCCCAGTCGATGAGCCAGCCCCACGCCCTGATCGACCGGGACCGGCAGCTGCTGGCGCGGGTCCAGGCCGCGATGCTGCCCGGGCCCGAGGAGCTGGTGACGGCCGCCCGGTTGCGGCTGCGCTACGACGGCAACCCCAGCTGCAGCGACATCGTGGCGGCGATCGATGCCACCTTGAAGCGCTGGGGGCTGACGCTGGAGGAGGTGAACGCCCAGGTGCGGGATCTGTGGCACGGCGGCTGGCGGCCCGGCATCCACAGCGACGCCGCCGTCGGCAGCGGTGCGGACGTGAATACCGGGCCGGACTGAATACGGTCCATACCATCTGGGTCAAGTCACGGCAGCGAGATGCGCTGGATCACGGAAGCCCGCACCAGCATTGAGGACTGGGACACCATCGGCGGGCCCTACAAGACCCTGCCCCTGGCCAAGCGCTGCGCCCGCCAGCGCCTGGCCGCGGCCCAGGAGGAAAAGCAGGAGACCCCGCGGTTCCGCATCCGCGCCTACGACGGCGGCCCGATCGAGGCCGCACCGGTGACGCTGGAATCGGCGGGCCTGCAGGGCGGCTGGCGCATCATCTGGGAGCCGACGGCCGACGCCCAGCGGCAGCTGCTGGCGCGGCGCCTGATGCCGGTGCTGATGCAGACGCTGCGGGATCTGGCGGCCCATCAGGGGGATGGCGATCCCTTTGCGCAGGCCACCGGCCTGAAGTGGGGCCTGTGGTCCGTCGAGGCCGCGGCCGCCCAGGTGCTGGCCGATCCCGAGCTCACCCCCGAGGCGCTGCACCGCCGGTGGGTGGCGTCGATGGAGGAGAAGGGCTGGCAGGCCGGGCCTGTGGTGGACCTCCAGGAGAAGACGCACCCGAGCCTGGTGGCGCATCAGTACCTGAGCGCAGACGAGCAGACCTGCGACGTGGTCTTCGTGTCGACGGTGCGGCGCACCGCGGAGCTGCTGGAAGCTGCTGCCTGATGGGCATACCCTGCGGCTGCAGGTGGCAACCGCAGCGTGCAGAGCTTCTACCCGGGCCCCACGGTCAAGGCGCACTCGCCGATTGAGGCGATGCCGGCCCTGGCTGAGCACCCGACGCCCCCACCCGCCAGCAGCAGCCTCGGCCAGCAGCTGACGGTGCTCGCGGCGTTCGCCAAGGAGCTGGAGCTGCAGAGCCACCTGCTGCACCTGAACTATGTCGGTGAGAACTTCGTCTCGATTCACACCTACCTGAAGGGCCGCTACGAGGCCCACCTGGAGCAGTTCGACACGCTGGCGGAGTTCGTGCGCATCCAGGGGGAGTTCCTGCCGAGCAGCACCACCGCGTTCCGCGAGGTGCTGCCGCCCCTGGACGGTGAGGCCACCCTCGAGTCCTACCTGGAGAACCTGCGGTCCTTCGTGGCCCTGGCCAAGGCGCTGGAGCCCCGCGCCGCTGATGCCCAGGCGATCGATGTGCAGAACACCATGGCCGATCTGGTGGCCGACGGCGGCAAGGCGATCTGGTTCCTGAGCTCCTCGAGCGGCTGCTGAGGCGTTGCATACCCTGCGGCGCAGCTGTTCCAGGGATCGTGCCGCGTTTCGCCGGAAGCCCCGAGGTGCTGGCCGCGGCCAAGTCCCTGGCTGGTGAGGATCAGCTGGAGCAGTTCCAGCACTACTTCGCCAACCTGCGCTCCAAGGGCCTCTCGCCTGAGGCGTCAGAGGCGATGGCGATGGAGGCCCTGAACACGGGCCAGGCGCCGAGTGAATCGACGCGGTTCCGCGGCATCCAGGGCCAACCGATCGGAGGTGACGCATGAGCCCGATGGATCCCCGCCGCCAGGCGCTGCTGAACACGATCCGCTATGCGGAGGGCACCTGGCGCAATGGCGGCCAGGAAGGCTACCGCGTCATGTTCGGTGGCGGCCTGGCGGATCCAGCCCGCAGTGGCGGCCGCCACCCCGACACGGTGATCCATGGCGGCCGGGTGTCGAGCGCCGCCGCCGGCGCCTACCAGTTCATGCCAGGCACCTGGGCCGCGGCGTCCAAGGCGGTGGGTGTGCGGCCCGATCAGTTCTTCGATCCAGCGGCCCAGGACAAGGCGGCAAACCACCTGATCGACTACCGGCTGGGCAAGACGCAGCTGGGCGATCAGCTGACACCCGAGGTCGCCGCCAAGCTGGCGCCGGAATGGGCCAGCTTCCCCACCCTCGGTGGCGGCAGCGCCTACCCCAACCAGTCGGTCAAGAAGCTGGCGGAGCTGCAGAAGTTCTACCAGCAGCAGCTGGGGGCCCTGCGGGGTGGCGCCGGCGGGGCGCCGGCTGCGGCATCGCCAACGGTGGCCGCCAAACCCGATGCCGCGCCGCTGCCGTCACCGGAGACCGGAGGCCCACCGCTGGCGCCGGGGGAGTCCAGCCCCCCAGCATCGTTTGATCTGGGGGGCCTGTTCAAGGGACAGATCGAGCAGTTCCAGAAGGGCACGGCCGCCATCGAGGCGGAGATCGATTCCTTCAGGCGGCGACGGCGGATGGCGGGCAGCCAGGGGTTCCTGGATCTGATTGCCGGTCTGTCTCAGCTGGCCTGATCTGCGGCGGATCCAGGGGCCGCGGCGCCTCGGGGACGGTGCGGCGGCGATGGCGCACCAGGGGCCTTGACACCGGCGGTGGCGTGAACGGCAGCACCGGCATCAGCGCCTGGGCCTCCAGGGCTTCGGTGAGCTCCAGCTGCTGTCGGGGCCGCCGAGCCGGCAGGCGGAACTTGCGCTGCAGGCAGTCGGCACCGCCCATCCAGGTGTTGCTCAGGGAGCGCACCAGCCGCTCGGTGTTGTCGCTGTCGTAGTAGAGCATCGGCAGCTCCACCGATCGGGGGCTGTGATGCACCTTGCCGGCGGCGCCGGTGAGCAGCTGAATCCAGCTGTGGATGAGGGCCGCTGACTCCCAGCTGTAGCGGCTGAGGTTGAGGCGGCCGTGGCAGAAGTTGGCACCGCGGGTCATCAGCACCCGGCCGCGATCGGCCCACAGCGAACCCAGGGCCTCGGCGCCGAGCAGCTGCAGCACTTCGGGGTTCACCTCGAAGCGACCGTGGACGCCATAGAGCAAGCGCCAGGCGGTCTCAAACCAGCGGCTGCCGCAACGCAGCGCCCACTGGCCGGCGTCATCGGAGCTGTTCGTGACGGCCTGCAGCCTGGGGGGTTTGATGGTCGGCAGGAACGCCTGAAGACGCCGCCATTGGTAGAAGGCGTAGTCCTCGTGTTGTTTCGGGTGGGGAATCTGGAGGACGTAGCAGCGGCTATACAAGCTGATCGATCCTTTGCCCAGGCAGTAGGCCAGCGCCAGGCGGGTGAGGCCGGCGGCCTCATCAGCGGTGAGCATCGAACGGCTATTCGGCATCGCTGTCGTTTGGCTTAAACAAGCAGAGGGTATCTACCCTCTGGCCCCAAGCAGGAACGCCATCGGCCCCTGCACGAGTTTTTCCACTCTGAGGGCGACACTCCATGACCTGGCTTGATCAGGATTTCCCGAAGATGCTGGGCGCGGAGCTGCACCGCCCCAGCCCGACTTTTGTTGCCGAATTGGCAATCGAGCCCACTGTTGTGTGGGATTTTTCTAAGCAGGGCGGCCAGACTGTCCAGCTTGATCGCTACAACTGGTGGGGACAACCCGGCTCGAAGGAGAGCCGTGAGCGCACTCCCGACATGACGATCGGGACCGCAAGTGCCCGTGGACTGAATAAGTCCAAGGTGCTGGTTACGCTCAAGGAGTACACCGGCCCCGCCGATCCCACTGATCCCGACGCCCCCTCCTCGTTCCGCGTGAGCGTGGAAAACCTGATGACCGCGCAGCGTCTGCTGCTCGATCAGCAGAGCCTCGGGGTGTTCCACAACTCCATCGGTTCGCTCACCCTGTTGCAGGACTACCGGCAATGGCGCGACCGTGTGTTCCTCCTGGAACTGTATAAGTCCTACAGCCGCGGTCAGTCCAGCGGCACCCAGGGCGGTTACTACTTCCCCGGCGAACTGTCGGAAGCTGCGCTGGCCTCGGCCGGCTACACCGTCTCCGGCACCGGCAACGCCGACAAGGCCAAGTTCAGCGTCAAGACCGATCTGCTGAATGTTGTTCGGGATTTGCATAAGCGCAACGTCCCGACGTTTAGCGATGGTTATTACCGAGCCATCGTAGATCCCGAGTTCATTACTCATCTGCGCCAGGATCCCGACTTCAGGGAGGTAGCCCGCTATCCCGGCATGGGTCAAGTGAACCCCATGCAACCCTTCATGGCGCCCAACGCCCTGAACTACCAGGGTAGCTTCGCTGGTTATGGCCAGGCCGCTAATGTGGCCGGTGCCCAAACTATGCCTACCGGGTTCCTTTTCGAGGGCGTTCGCTTCTTCGTCAGCACCAACGTGCCCGAATACAGCTACAACGTCTCGATCGAAGGCGCCACCGGCTTCTCCGGCACCACCGCCAAGGTCAGCCGCGCTGCCATCGGCTTCTTCTTCGGCATGCAGGCCATCGGCATGGGCATCGGCGGACAGAACGCCCGCGTACTCATCAACGGAAATGATGACTACGGGCGCTTCATTCAGCTGATCTGGCAGCTGTACGCAGGCTGGGAAGTCCTGAACTACGACTTCACCACCGTCGCCCACAGCTTCATCTACACCGTCGCCTGATCTCTCCCTTCTGATTCACGCTAACTTCGCCGAGACCCCAGACCATGGCTGAGACTTACAAGCCCATTTTCCCGGGCAACGCCGTTGCCCACCTCCACTCCTACGGCCTCCCCAACGAGAGCTTCGCTGCCAACGGCCGCAGCACCGGTGATCCCCGGGACCGCCGCCACCAGGCGCTGGTCTCCATCCCCGGCTGGCTGTCGGTCCGCAAGGTCGGCTATGCCCTCATCGCCGGCGCTGGTGCCACCAGCTTCGACATCATCGTGCCCTCCCCCGATACCCGGCCCGATGACAAGCCCCGCGCCGACATCGTCGGCATGCACATCCCCTCCGGCTCCGCGGTCTACCGCGCTGGCTTCCGGGTGCTGCCCATCAACAAGCAGCCCGGCTTCAACGCCTCCGGCTACCAGGGCGATGAGGATCTGCTCGACACCGGCCTGACCGGCACTGCCACCGATCTGCTGGCGATCTCCACTGCCGCCATCGGCACCAAGGCCGCTGGTTCGATCGGCGCCACCGCCATTCGCACCTCCAGCGACAACGCCCACGTCTCCGATCCCGCGGTGATCGTGGTCAACTCCTCCGGCAAGGTGGTGCAGGGCAGCCAGAAGATCCAGACGGCCTTCGGGGCACCGGTGGTCACCACCACCGATCTCACCCTGAAGCTCTACTCGGTGGCCGCGGCCGGCAACACCGCCGGTTCCGCCATCGGCTCCAGCCACACCGGCGGCTGCTATGTCGTCGTCGAGGTGGATTATCTGGTGCCTGAGGCCATCGCTCCCCTGGATGCGCTGCCCCTGCCCGGCCACAAGTACAGTGGGTTTGGCGCTTGAGCCGCCAAGACTGAGATGAGCACCCCAGGCCCCGGCGGATGCCGGGGTCTTTTTTTTGCCTGCCGCCACCCCGGGCACCGCATACCCTCGGCGCGCAATGCGATGAGCAGCGGTGAGCGACGGCACTCCGATGTACCTCGACAGCCGCACCGGCAAGCTGGTGCGGCAGGTCGGCGGCGGCGGCAACAGCGAGGACTTCGTGATGGTGATGGGCAACGACAAGGTGCCCTACCACGTCCAGCTGTCGAAGCTGGTGCCCTGCGACGCCAATGGCACGCCCAACTACGACATGGTCCAGCCCAAGGCCGAGGAGGCCGATGAGGTGCCGCCGGCGCCGGTGGTGGACCTGATCGACACCCGCCTCAACATCAACACCGCCACCGCCGAGGAGATCCACAAGCGGGTGCCGGGCATCGGCTACCGCACCGCCAAGAAGATCAAGGAGATCCAGCTGACGCTGCCGGGCGAGGTGTTCAACAACCTCGAGCAGGTGAAGGGCGCCTCCACCCGCCTGAACTGGGACGGCATCTTCCGCCAGAACCTCCTCTTCATCGGCTGAGCCATGGCAGAGGAGAAGCAGCGGAAGACCCCCGGCCGCAAGCCGCTGGTCCACATCTGGCGCGATCCCGATGGCGTGGAGCATGAGCTCACCTGCGAGCAGGTGGCGGCCCGGGCCGGCGTGCGCGTCACCCTGGCGAAATCGCGGGCGACGATGAACAAGGTGAACAGGCCGATGCCCGGCGGCTGGGTGCTGGTGCGCCGTGGTGCGCCGCCGCAGCGCTATGGCGTCAGACGCCAATGGGCAGAGACCCAGGGGGCCAAGACCCAGGGGGCCGGTCCTTACCCTGCCGCGTAGCAGGGGACGGCCAATGCGCCTGAGCGATCACGACACAGAGCGCGCCGCGTTCCACCTGGGCCTCAATCCAGGCGCCGCCGTGCCTGCCGGCGACATGGCGCGGTTCTACGAGGCCACCCGCCGCATCCCCTCCAGCTATTGGTACTCGAAGATCATCGAGCACCTCGATCGCTGCGATCGGGCCTGGGCCGCCTCTGAGGTCGTCGCCAATGTGGCCGAAACGGGTCAGCTGGCACCGAGCCGAACCCAGCGGATCTTCGGGGATGCCAACCGCTCGGTGGAGATCAGTGATCCGTTGAACGCCGATCAGCAGTACCGCGAGATCTACCTCAGGGAGGTGGATCGCCTCGCCCAGACGCTCTACGTCCCGAACTATCGCCGCGAATCGACGATGCGCTTCGCCTATGCCCGCAGCGGCGGCGAGTTCATCAACGCCTTGCCGGGCCCCGCCGACACCAGCGTCGGCACCCGCGTCCTCGAGTGCAGCGGCGGCCTGGAGTGGGCCTGAGGCCCAGGCCCATACCCTGCGGTCCAAGAGTGCAGCGCCCCGATGGCAGGCCAAGGAGTCACCCCCGGCTGGTATCCCGTCAAGGGCAAAGGGATGCGCTGGTTCGACGAGAAGGGCCAGGCGTTCTCGTCAGCGCCGAACAGCGCCCACCGGCTGCTGAATCTGCCGTCACCGCAGACGTGGTACGGCGGCAAGCCAGGGGTGAATCCAGGGACAGGGCAGGTGGTGACGGCCGGCGCCCTGGTGCCCAACGCACCGATGCGCGCCCCTGCCAATGACGGCTGGGGCAGCCTCTATCAGGACGCCCCCGCCAGGCCGCCCGCCCCTGCAACGCCGCCCCCAGCAC